CTTCCGGGGTCGCAAAGTCAGACTCAGTTAAATACTCAACTGGTTGCGCTCCCGCAATAATATTTTTACCCGCCATATGTAATCACTTAATTGTTAATAATTAGTCTTAATTACTTCAGCCACAATATCAACCGAACGGTTGTATCGGAGCTTACCCTCGATTTCCTCATTTTCTACCATCTGTGTGAATCCATCAACTTCACGAATAGACCAATCGCCAAGATACTCATTGTTATCCCACTCATTTTTCGGTGTTTGTGCTTGATCATCATCAAACGATAACAACGCAGTTTCCGCGCTGTCTATCAGGCTTTCAACATCTAATGCCGACTTTCCGAAAACCGTGACCTTAACAAAAACTTCTCGCAACCGAACATCAAGATCAACAGAAAGATCAAAGTCACTTCCGGCAGTAATATCAACAACACCCCTTGGGAATTGTTCATTCGCTTCGGTCGGAACATTTTTCGACCATACGTTGTCTACATCATAATCGGGATTATACGACCACCCATTAACTTCATCTCGCAACAACAACACGAGGCCTTCTAACAATCTTCGGTTTGAATTATCTAAATTCATTCGTTACCCAAACTTCGAAGGAAAGAATCGATTTTATTCGCAACACCCGAAGCCAATTTCTTTCTGTGTTTTTTACCAATTCCTTCGACATTATGATAAATGCCCTGTGAAGGCACATCAGCATTAGCACTTCCAACAAAATTCTGATTCGGTAACATAAGATACTTATTGTAATCAGCTTCATCGGAAGACGACAAGATCCACACTTGGTCTTCAGCGATTGGCTCAATATACCAAGAATTTTTGTATGCCCCAGTATCAACTGGAGCCGTGTCTTCAATCTCTTCTTTAATTTCTTCAGCAGTCTCTATCAACGCATCATTGACTTCAGATTTTACTCCAGCGGTTGAAGAATCGAGCCGATTCGCTAAGTCTTCTGGATCGTCGCCAATAATTTCAACACCAAAATCACTCATGATTATAACCCCACAAGGCTGTAGACAAATATATAGCGTCCCTCGCCTATTTGATTTGACGCTATTTCATCAACAACAAATTGTTCTCCAGCAATCTCAATTTCATCACCAATGTCTATATTCCCGTCAGTCTCATATATGACCTGTTCTGTTTGTGATTCAAAGCCATATGACTTGAGGGTGTCGTCGTCAGGATTAGTGTAAATTCTCGCCTTTATATCGAACGTAGGCCCCTCAAAATCCGATTGCTCAAAGAATACTGGATTGTTTACGTCTTCTGGCTCATCGTTAGACTGTGGGTGTACAGTTACTTTTTCACCAAACTGAGCAATTATTTGGTTCGCAGCATCTTTTACAAGCGTCATACGTCTGTATCCTCAAAAACCCACGGCTGTTCTAAATCAATTTTCCGTTTAACGCCATCGTGTGAGACAGTAATCACTTGATTTGGTGTATTCGGTGGTCGAGTAACATCTAATGTGCTAAGTGCTAAGTTCGTCCGTTCTTTCAGCTGTTCTTTGTATCCGCCCGGATCAGTATATGCTTCAACTTCAGCATCTCGTAACCGAGTGAAAGCCATCCACGCATTAAATGCCATTTCTGCTGTCCAAAAGACAACAGCACTATCAAACTTATCTTGATCTTCGGAATAAAACGTTCGGAGCCGATTCAAAGACGGGACAACCAATCGTTCTTTTGTTTGTTTAATCGTAGCATCAGGAATCTTTGCCGGATCTAACCCGGCCAAAGCCCCTCTCACTTGATTAATGAGAACTTGGTCGCTCCCACTAAACTGTAAGTCACCCGCCATAATTATGATTTATGTATGAATATAAAAATAGTTGGTAAACGATACAATTAGCCGCGAACTCAATTAGACTGTCTCCAGTTTAATACAAGCTTCCTCGTCAATAGCTTTCCACGTTCGCTCAGTATACCACTGCATGATCGTCGCCTGTCGAGACTGATCATCGTACTCATTAATCTCAACGTCGTTCTGGATAACCTCGTAACCATACTCGTCGGGATCAACCATATACCCAACAGGATCGTCAGTCGGCAGAAGGTCACTTCGGTCAAGCATTACATCAAGACCAGCGACACGACCAATTGCACCATCAAGGGTGACTTCATCTCCGAGGTCAGAAGCCTGTCGGAACGCTTCAGAGTTGAGAAGTTCGTTTTCGGCCGCGCTATTTACAACGATCATCTGAGGATTATACAACGAGTCCTGAATTTCTTTCTTTCCATCCGTGACAAGCCCGAAGTCGAAATTAGACGCAGTAACAGGACTGTTTGGATGGAGATTCGCGTCGATCTCTTCGTAAGCGAGCCGGTTCAGGTACTCATTAAACCGACGAGCCGCCTTTTCCATTTGCTGAGCAACAATGTCGAAGATGGAATACGCCGAAGACTCACGAGTAATCGTAACCTCAAACCCGTGTTTCTCAACACTTACTTCAAGCGTGTCGTAATCTTCTTCGGTCCGGGGGAACTCCGAACCTTCGTTTACACGAGTCGGCTCAGACATAAGGCCTTCGTCTTCAGGAATATGGAACGTCGGGCCATTGCCCTCAACAGGAATCTCTTCAAACATATCCTCCCACACAAGAGCGTAATCCTGCTCTTGCTCTACAATACGTCGAACTCGGTCCTCCGTAATAATATCAGAGGTAGTAACAGTAGCCATTAAAAATCACCAAATTTAGCGGAACACCGCAAGCACAACATCTCCATCAGTCCCATCTTCTAAGACGAACGGATGATTCGCGGCGACAGGATCGGCTCCAGTATCCGGGTTGCCATTATACATACCACCAGCGTAGGCTTCCCAATTACCATCGTTCGTTCCCGAAGGAACAAGCGTGTCACCAGCAGAGGCCGCGCCATCAAGTCGAACAGCCACACCAAGCCCTGCGGTATGGACCGTATACTTGTTGTCAAAGTCAGACTCACCACGAGGCGCAGACTTTAGCGTCGGAAGCACTACACCAACGTAATTATCTTCATTGCCCGTCGTCGGCGTAATATCGCCACTCCCGTCAAACTTTACACAGTCACCAGCGGAAACATCATTAGAGCCAGCATCGAGCGTGACGCTCTTACCAAAGCCTCTGCCAATGTCACCAGCATCTAAATTCATATCAGTAGGCATATAATATCACCTAAATTTATTCGTCATCATTCTTCATTTCTTCAGCAAACTCAGCAAAGACACCGCCGCGCTTTTCGAAGGCATCAGCGGCCATCTGCTCTCGCTCACTAAGTTCAGCCTCTTCTTTGCCATCCCCGTTGCCACCTTCGTCACCCGACTGAACATTCGGACCGGGGTCAGCGCTACCCGGATTCGGAGAGGCCTCTTCTTTAAGTTCCTCTTCAAGCTCTTCGTACTTTTCACGAAGCTCCGAAACAGAATACACCGTCGCAAAGTCCGACTTGTCCTGAACAGGCGCGTGTTCTGCGAGTTCAGTCGCATACTTATCAACTACTACTTCAACTTCGTCTTCAAGTTCTTCAATCTCGTCTTCTTGCTCTTCGATCTTATCAGCAAGCTGTTCAACTTCGGCTTCCTTCTCTTCAATCTCAGATTCTTTGTCGTCAATCTCAGACTGAAGCTCAGAAACTCGCTTGTCCTTCTTGTCAATCTCAGATTCCGTAACCAGAGTAAGTTCCTCGGGTCGGGCATCAGAAACCTTTACTTCCGCCTCAAGCCGATCTAAAACTTCATCATTCATAGTAAATCACTAAAATTATTATTCCGAAAGACCACTCATCCCAAACACACGGCGAAGTCCACTACGGGAATCATCGGATCCTCGGCCGCCACCTTCGCCATTAACAAATTCATCCATCATCTGAAACATCTCATCTTCATGCTCACCAAGAGCAGTCGCAAGCGCCTTCGAAAGCATTGTAAGATCAGTATTTTCATTTGGATTAATAGCCTCTAAAAGCCCCATACTCTCAGACTTCGTTAGCTTTGAGTGTGAAGACATTTGAGAAGCTATCCGTGACTTCTCTTCTTTAAACGCCATTTCTTCAACAGCAGAGTTTTGTGCGAACGAAGACGGATTCCATTCATTCAAGGTCGAAAACTTGTGGGCAACTGTCGTATCAGTACCGGCCCATCCGTTCTCTTCTTCTTGATAAATCTGAATCAACGCAGCAGGATCATCTTCCGTCCCCGAAACACTAATATCTCCATCGATTCGACTATTAAATGTGCCATCATTTGTCCACTCAATGATTTGGCCGTGGGCACTTCCATTATTCCACTCAACAAAATCGTCTTGGTTAAACTTAGCCATTTCCGATACTCGTTTTCTCTTTAAATTCTTAATAAAATCATCACGACTATTACACGGCATATATCGCTTTTCGCCGTTTATTGTCGTTTCATGAAATCCACTACAATTCAACCCCTGTGAAGCGCCCTGAGCGCCTTCGGGGTTGTCATACAAATACTGTTGAATATCTCCATCTAATACTTGAAGTTCATCTAAACGTTGCTGGTATTCAGCAACTCCTTCAGATTCGAATGCAGACTGTAATTCTTCAGCTAATTGTTCGTGTTCGCCAAGATTGATCTCATTAGACTTGGCCGCTCCTTTTGAGACAATGCTCAAATTGTCAAAGCGATAAATCTCTTGAGGTACTTTTACATCTTCAAGATCCTCAAACTCATTTGAATGAATAATGCGGGGGCTTACCTCAAGCCACCCATGATCAATCTTCGACGCTAATTGAGCATCGTCAAGAACGCCCTGATAAATCACTCCGACGCCATCTTCGAATCGTGCTTCAGTAATCTCACCAACAACATCACGAGACGAACGATTCTCATGATCAACAACCAACTGCTTTCCCTGTAGCGTTTCAGCCGAATCTTCTAACACTTCAGGAAGCCACATCTTTCGCTCTCCAGATGTAGACCCACGAGTTACGTCATTACTACCAATAGCAACACCAAATATATCGTATAATTCATCGACAGAAGACTCAGATATAAACCCATGTCCTCCGGCCGAAATAGAACTATCTCCTAAATTCATGCCATGTCACCTCCGCCATCTCTTTCAGGTTCCGTACTCGCTGGGGGCCGGGTGTCATTTTCGCCAGCCGGGCCTCGGTTTTCTTCATCGGAGTTATTGCCAGAGGGCGTATTGGCATTCCCTTCATCATTTTCAGGCAACCCCTCACCGTCTTCAGGAACAAGCGACAATTCTGACGGATCTTCACTTATGACAAGAGCATTTACATCTTCAGGATCATACTTAAGTTCCTCTGCCTTTTCTTTGAGAACCGGGGTCCACTCGTCTTCGATTTCTTGCCGAGCATCTTTTAATGAACGCTCCAACCTTGCGCTCTGGCTCCGTGAAACAAACTGATTTACATCAGACTCAAAGCCCCCGAGACTGTATTTCGGCATGGGCATATCAGCGATAATGTAATCCAAGTCCCAATTTAGATACTCAACAATATCAGCAACATCACCGGTAATCTCATCAATGTCAATATTACCTTGAACGAATTGTTTCAGTCCCGGCTCATAATTTTCCTGTTCGTGTGCTTCAGCAAATGCCCGGACTTTTTGCGGTTCAAACGGATTCTCATCGGTTCCAAGCTGATAAACCAACGATGGATGAGCAACAGATTCGATAGCTTTGTCATTATCATCCAACTTCTTCATCAAACTGTTTAACCTGTCTTCAACGGAATACAGTCGAGACGTACCAAATACTTCACCAGTATCAGTATCTCTCGTCAATTTCAATACTGTATCTCAGGTGAAGGCAACAAACCCCTCATCCGAAGAAGACCACTTATCAATTTCAGAAGTCAGCTGAGTGTATGCCGCTACATCACCATTTGCTGTCCGGTTGATATTCGTATCTTCAAAAAGCCTGCTATTATCTTCAACATCAGCATCTGGCGGAAGGAGTAATGATTGACCGGGATACGTATATGCTCTGACCGTTTCGGGTCGCATGAGTTTGAATCCGTAAAAATTCTCTTCATCATCATATACTTTTTCAGCAAGGCCGGTTCCTTTTACTTCTCGCTGAATTGTGGCCTTCTTTAGAAGGTGTCTGAAGTCTTTGTCAATCTCGCCATCAACAATACAGCATTGCTCAAGCCACCGCTCTAACTCTTCTTTGAGTTCTTCATCTTCACAGTCAACGTAATACCCCGGAGCAACAACCTCAGAAGCAAAAGAACGAATCGGATTACGAATGATTGGGACGTTTTTATACATTTCCCAATACTGTTCCATTTGCTTTTTGTCTGGGAAGTGTTTTTCAACGTTGCGAGAACGAACCGTAGACATTTGCCCATCTACGCTCCGTGGCTCTGGGTTGCCAGCGGCTAATTGTAACTCCGCGACAACCCGTTGTCCAAATTCGCTCAGTTGTGAAACAAGTCCCATATATCAATCACGTACTGTAATAGCCAACGTCTTCATATCGCTCTGAATCAGACTGCGAAGAACTTCCGGCAGTATATATTTGCTCTTGACGTTCCACAGTCACCCTGCCTGTGTTTGCTGCTACTGCGAGACACAACGAGTCCGAAACATCATCATGCTGCTCTCCGGGGGCAAATATCTTCATATTACCCCTGTCTGTGTTCTCATATTCGACTGTGCGGACTTGGCTAAGGAGATCATCTCTATCTGGAAGCTGTAATTCCTTTTTCTGCATCATATTCTTCGTTTGATTGTAGATAGATTCTTTCGTCCGAATCGTTGTTCGAAATCCGTTTACATTATTAAACTCGCGTTCGAACCTATGGACGGTTCCTTCGCCAAGTCCGTTTTCCTCGATAAGAACATCAAGGTAATTCCGGCTGTCTAAGTTCAACGTGTTTCGAATCTCGTTTTCCAACTCAGGAATCTCACATTTTTCAACCACAGTTACATCAAACACATTTCCTTGTGTGTCGATTGATGTGAGAACCGCTTTATCTTCTCCCGTTGTCGCCGGGTCAACTCCCATAAAACACTCTCGACCATCTTGATCAGGATATACAATATTATCGCCATCGTTCAAATCAGCCGACCACTCAAGACACGACTGTATATCCTTACTTTTGAAAAAAGCGTTTTGTTTATCCGAAAATCGAGCAAGCACTTCACGGTCAAACTCCATTTCCGTCATGTCTCGACGCCACTCATCAATTTGTCGAGCAGGAATCTCAGGATTTTCTATCGAAGATATTTGCCACGATTCCCAATAATCATCGGCGTCGTCATCAGGCCGAGCTTTATCGTAAAAGTATCCCTCTTTCCCCCATGCCGTCGAAGCAAGCACAAACTGTCCATCAGTCGTTGCGAGCATTGGCGAGAGAATCGACGTAAACAACTTCTTTGGGAGAAACGACGCCTCATCCACGAAGATCGAATCAGCAGTAAACCCACGAATTGTCTCATCAACAGGCGGAAGGGCCTCGATCCAACTCCCGTTTTTGCCTTCTATCCGAGATTTTGATACGTAATCAAGCCCGTATTTATCTTCGTTTTTAATCCACGTAATAATCTCAGACTTCAACTTCTCCATAAAGTTCAGGGCCTGCCGCATCGACCGAGACGTAATGATAATTTTGCGGTTAGAATACATCGTAAATTCATGTATTGCCATCCACGCCATCATTGTCGTTTTCCCCGTTTGCCGACCTCCAGCCCATGCCACTCTGTCATGGCCGTTGTTCAATATTTTTTTCTGATACGGATACGGCTCAACATCAAGGACTTTCTCACAAAATAAAACAGGATCTTTGCGAAGACGTTCTACAAGCTCGGGGCTGAGGTCTTCCATAGACAAATATATACAAAACCGCTCAGAAACTATTCTCGATAAACCGAATCAAGGAAATCAAATTTCTTCGTAATAATCGGAGGTGTTTTTCTTGACGAAGTACAAATAGAAGCGCGAACAAACATCACATTTGACGACTCGATATTTTTGACTTGCTCTTCAACACTTGAATTTTGAAATTCATCCATCAACACAACGTCGTACTCGCCCTTCGACAGTTTCGGTGAATTGAAGTATGTTTCTTTATCTACATCAGCCCTTTCTCCAAATAACTCAGCATATTGGTCTTCCATTTTTCTTGCTTCTTGAAGAGTTGGAGAAAACCAAACACACTTAAAACCATTCCGAAGGAAGCGATTCAATTCACACAAGAGAAGTGTGGTTTTTCCAGAAGACTTTGAGCCGTAGAACGCTTTCTTGCGCGACCACCAATCTCGGATAAAATCTTCTTGGTAATCAAACTTAGATAGTCCAAACTCGCTCTCCATCATGAGTCAGACATATTCTTCGACAGCTTTTCTACAAAAGACTCGTCGTCTTCGCCAGCGCCGTCTTCATCATCCAGTATTCCAAGATCTTTCATTGTCATACGGGTTTCTCTGGAAAGGCGGTCTTTAGCGATCATCAACGTATTCTCTTCTACTTGTTCTATTTCCCCAAAATCTTCGTGGAAGCCAACCGTATTTTTCTGTGTTAGTCCTTTTTTTGAAATATAACCGTCAGCGCGACGAACTTGATGAAGCGATATACTAATTTGTCTACATTTCTCAAGCGCTGATAGATCGTCTTTCCCAAATTTCGATTTCTCAAGCAAGTCGTCAGAAACAGCATCAAGCCACTCTTTGTCAGCTTCGGGGAGGTTCTGATAATATTCACCACGGTCTTGATACAGCCCATGTTTATAGTTCGGCTTCCAATCTCTGTCGTCGTCTTTCGCCTTTGTGTGAAAGCCACACTTGCCGTCAGGATACGACGGACTTCTATCACAATGCCCGTCTTTCGAAGCGAGCGGATGCCCACATATATCTTCTTCTCCGTCCGGCATAAATCATCTAATCGGGGAACCCAACTGCTTCTTCAACGAACACAATCCGACTGTACGGAACAAATCGCTTTTGCCCATTTGTTTCAATCTTCACAGCTTCATCGAGATACGTGTACCGAGGACCATCACGAAGTCCAATTGGCTCATCTCCCGCCACCGAATCATGCTCTTCAACATAGACGTGAATCTCGCCATATTTTTCAACTAACCGAGTGATACAGTCTTTACATTTGAGACAGTAATCCATTATGGTAAAATCCTCGTTTCTTTTTGTTTGCTTGCTGAACAAGCTGCTTCAACAGCCTCTTCAAAGACTTTTTCTTCTCTATCTTGATTTTCAGGCTTTTGCCATTCAGATTCAACGTGAGACAAGAGCGCTGATTCGTCATGCTCAACGTCTTTTTCAGAAAGCCGGTGTGAAATACGAAGGGCACAATCCATCATTTGTTCGCCATCAAGTGGACGAATTTTCGCATTGTTCCAATCAACAGTCCCACATTCACAGTATGCCTTTTTCCGAGACGGTCTACCTGTTTCCTGCTCGTCGCCAAAATAATCAAAGTGAGCATCTGGTCCATACTCAACTTTGTCGTTGACAACATCAGGCATTTCGTCAGCCGGAGTTAAAAACTCTCGCAGCTTTCGGTAACACGAACTACAGATGTTACCGTCCATCTCTATCTTCCGCGTAAAAACCGAATCTTGATTAATATAGCTAAAATTATTGGACATACTACACTCTGTTAGTCCTCCGAAGAGGCCCGGATATGACGCCATCACCAAAGCGGTGGGAGGCAATCAACCGGGAGCGAACTTTAATTAAATCGTTCTTACCCACTATTAAACACCCCTTCTTTAAAAGGCTTTCGTTCTGTACCGACATTGTTGAACGTTCGCATACTTATTCGACCCCAAACTCAATAATCTTCATTTCATCGACCAATTCATTATCAGTCGTAAAGTGGAAAAACGCTCTTGGAACACCAGAAGCCCCGATAGAATCGACAAATAAACTCGGCGGAACAATGGTTCCACATTGGAAAAGTTGTGAGTGACCAACTGGCTCTAACCGAAGCGAATGGTGATGGCCGTGATAAGCAACGTCGAAATCAGAATCCTCTTTCCAATTCATCCATCTGTCGTCACCAGAAGAGGTCGAAGCATGTTGAAGGGCGTCTTGCCCATGCCGGCCATAACCATCGAAGTTTCGAATATTGAAATTGACGTATGACCCATTGGACCGAGTAAACGAAACATTATCAATATCGAGCAGGTCAACTCCCAATTCGACCATATCATGAACAATATCATCGGCATTCGTCACCGGTCCAATGTTACCATGATTACCGGGACAGGTCACAACATCTACGTGGTTAAACTCATCGGCTAATTTTTCGACTTCAGAGATATAGTGTGCTGAACCAACTTTGATTTGTTCTCGTAAGAACTTCTCAACCTCAGCTGCATGTGATGGAAACACATTCTCACCGTCTATATGGTCTCCCAGAAGCAATAGTTTGACGTTATCAACATCACCACGTTCTTTCGACCGTTCAATGGCTCTATCAATTATTTCAGAAATCCGCTGCTTAGCGATCGAAGTCGTGAACTCCGCGTTGACACTTCTTTTGAGAACCTTACAGCCGAAGTGGTCGTCACATCGAGGAATGACTAACGTTGAACCATCCGAATCAACATCGTGGCTCTCATACTCAGAAGACACATTCCCGATTGCTTCTTTGACTTCCTCTTCGATATTGGCGAGAGCATCGTTTACATCCTTGCTGTGTTGTGCTTTATGTTTTGTATTTACTCGGTGTGGCTCATCATCTCGTGTATCAGGCCCTTCATCAAGTCCCTCTCTGTCTGAAACCCCCCGAAATCTCCATACAGCCTCGGAATCTCGTTCAAAATCGTATCCCTTCTCTTCCATCGCGTCAAATCGATACCGAACAGCCCGATAGCTAATATCTAAATTATCAGCAATCGTTTCTCTATCATTCGGCAACTGTTCTAATACAGCTTCTTGGGCTTCAGTCAAATCAGTCATAAATATGCTCTTTTAACGACTTTCGTAATTGTCGCTCTTTCATTTGATTTTCTTCTTCGATATACAGGAAGATTTCTTCAACTGCTCTATCTAACTTTCTATCGACCATTTCTTCTACTTCAGACCGAGTTAGGTATTCGTCTTCTGGCTCGCTCATTATTTCTTATGTAAACTAACGAGATACATTATTTATAAAGCCTTTGGTTTTGTTTTAAACTTCGACAACATCATCTTCACCGATGGAGATATGGAAACTGTTATCTCCGGTGGCGGGATGTTGCTCGACTGTAACTTCGTGTGTATCTCCACTTGAGTTTTTTAAATATGCCTTAAATAATACTGTATGCTTGAGAAGGCTTCCGCCCCATAATTTGTCTCCCGAATCATATTGCGTCGGGGTTTGATGAACTTGCCCGGTAAGAAGACAAGGACAATTGAAGTAATCGACCATATTTTCAATTTTATCTATGTGTTTTCCTAACTCACTTGACCGAGCAGTTAGATTGCTTCTTCCATCAAAATCTTGGGACAACCTAAATCTCGCTGTTAAACTGTCCACGATGATTAGACCAACATCATCCAATGAGTCGATTACTTTCTGATAAGCGTTATATTGAGTGTCTAAGTCATATGCTCTAATCCGATACATATCTTCCAACACATCTTCATCCGAAGACAACCCCTTTATCCTATTTGGCCTGAATCGCTCTCGCTCCGTCTCAACCCATACTACAGGACCATTGCCTTCTTCAATAGCATTTACAGCAGATTTAAAACAGAGCTGTGTCTTACCCGATCCGTCTGAACCGTAAATAGCTATTACTTCTCCTTCTCCATACCCCCCTTCAGTATACTCATCTAAGCTCTCTATTCCACTACTAATCTTGTTCTTATTATCAAATTCTTCTTCGACTTCCAATCCTGTTTGTATTTGGACTGTAGACTTTTGAGCTTCATGGATGATCTTGCTTGCTTTGTTATTACTCATTCCAATAGAAGTGAGTTCTTCAATACTACTGTTAGCTACATCTTCTAATGAAGTAATTCCTCCTTCTTCTAACTTCTCTAATGCTACTGTACCTATTCCCTTAATGTCTCCAAGTTCTTCTACCATTAACATGTTATTGGTTAGTGAGGGTAATAAGTCTGTTGTTATTTGATCAATAAGAATATATGTTCTTTAGTATAGAGTATAGGAACTATATGTTCTTTGAGTAAGACTGTATATTAGTTAATAGAGAGTATACATTCTTTGAGTAATTAGTAGTATGTAGTATAGAAC